TTATGGTCATATGCAACACATTTTCGATGATAGTAATTTAACCTTTGGTGATTTTAGAAAAATAATTAAAGACCTTTTACGAGGTGGCACTAGTATAGAGAAAATTACAGAAAAACTAGATGGCCAGAATCTTATGGTGTCTTGGAAGAATGGACAACTCATCGCGGCAAGAAACAAAGGGCAGATTAAAAACTTTGGTGAAAACTCCCTAACTACTGCAGGCGTAAAGAAAATGTTTGCAGGCCGAGGAGAATTAGAAAAAGCTTTCGCTGGCACAATGGAAGATTTAGAAAACGCCATTAAGGGTTTATCTGAGAAACAAAGAGGTGCTATATTTGATAATGGTCATAAGTGGATGAATCTAGAAATCATTTATGTACCCACTCAAAATGTAATTCCTTATGGAAAAGATATGATTATCTTTCATGGCAATTTAGAGTATGATAAAGAAGGTAATCCAATCGGCCAAGATAAAGAGAGCGGTGCAAAGCTTGCTGGAATGATAAAACAGATTAATCAAGAAATACAGAACACTTTTGAGATTCGTGGTCCAGTTGTTCTTTCATTACCTAGAAGCCAAGACTTTAAGGCTGACCAACAGTATTTCATTAAAAAGTTATCTAACCTACAGAAAAAGTATAAGTTGAAGAATACAGATAAAATTACCAGATATCACGAAAAGTGGTGGGAAAATAAAATAAATAGTGAAGCAAAAAAAGCAAAGATAAGCCTTGACACACAGACTAAAAATGACTATATTAACAGATGGGTTTTTGGAGATAAGTCCAAAGCCCTCACTAAGAAGAACTTTCCAGACGAGAAAGTTTTGAATTGGGCTAAGACAATGGATAAGGTGAATTTTTTGAAGTTTGCTCAGCAAAATGTTGAACCGTTTGAAAACTTATTTTTAGAATTAGGTGCAAAGGTTCTCACAAATGTCGAAAACCTTATCTCTGCTTCGCCGGAAGCAGCGGTAAAAAACATAAAGAAAGATTTGAAATCCACAATCAGTAATTTATATAAGGGAGGTGATCTCAGTAAAGTATCTCAATTGCGGAGACATTTGGAAAGATTAAGCAAGGCTGGTGGATTTAAAAGAATTGTACCATCAGAAGGTTTGGTCTTTAATTATAAAGGTAAAACGTATAAATTAACGGGAACCTTTGCACCTATTAATCAAATTCTGGGTAGTTTAAAGTATGCATAAGGAAGAGGTATGATATAATGGCACGAACCAATCGCCGCCGAGAACCAAACGAAATTGTAAATACAAAACGTAGTATTAAGAAAAGTTCCCGCCGCGGCGATAGAAAAAGTTTAAAGCGAAAGTTGCAGGAGATAGATTATCAAGATCCAAATAGTTGGGATAATATTGATAATGAAGATTTTTATGTAAAAGGATATAGTTAATCTTAGAGAGATGAATGAAAAAATAGAGGTACTTGATAAGGGATTTGTAGAAGTACTTGGTTTTGTTGGGACGGATTTGACTGTAGCCAATGCAGCGAGAGTGTCATTTGGTAAAAGAAAAAGTATTTATGAGAAGAGCGATCAACGATTAGTTCGCTTCTTGGCGAAGAATAAACATTTTTCGCCGTTTAGACATCTTGTAGTTCAGTTCCACATAAAGGCTCCGGAATTTGTAATGCGCCAAGCATATAAGCATGTTGTTGGCATAGAAGCTACTTCCTCTTATCCGACAAAGGATCATGCGTGGAATGAAATTAGCGGCCGTTATGTCCCAGTTGAAGAATATTATATTCCAGATATCTGGCGGCAACAATCAGAAGATAACAAACAGGCGTCATCGGGTGCGATCTCTGGCCAAGAAAAAGCCGCCGACAAATACAAAACGGCGCTCACATTAATAAAACATTATTATGATGAATTATTAGAACTAGGTGTTGCTAAAGAACAGGCACGAGTTCTATTGCCACTTTCAGCTTATACTGAAGTTTATTGGACAGCTTCGTTTCAAGCTATTGTGAATTTTATTGAGCTGAGAGATGAACCCACAGCTCAATGGGAAATTAGAGAATACGCAAGAGCGCTAAAAAAGCTAATATTTGGCATTTATCCTGAAACTGCTGAAATTTGGTCAGATCTTTATTGGGAGTAGAAAATGAAATTTTTCATAGGTGTATTTTTTCTCTTGACAAGTGTGGTTTCTATGCTTATATTAGTAGGTAAGAAGTCACAAAAACCTTTTAAATCATGTGGAGAAAGTTGTGAATGTTTGGATGAAGAAATGTTAGGATATTAAGGTTTATCGAGTTTAAATCACGGTGGCTATTGCTTATAGTAATCACCAAATAGTTTTATTAATTTCAATAGGAGAGTAGAAGATGGCTATAAATTTGGATAAGATCAATGCAGCGATTGATCGGTTGGACCCCACTAAGAGTAATGGTGGAAGTAACAAGAGTATTATTAAGTTGGATGAGGGAGAACACCAGATTCGCATTGCTCCTTACAAGCATGACTTGGAAATGCCTTTCCAAGAGTTGTGGTTTCATTTTGGAGTTGCAGGTCGCACTTTTCTTTGTCCCACAAAGATGAAGGGTGATCCGCCAGATCCAATTTGTGAGTTTGCATCAAAGTGTTGGGATCAGTTCACGAAGACAAATGATGATAGCTTCAAGGAAATGTTTAAGCAGATGGCTGCGAAGCTTCGTGTTTATGTTCCGGTTGTAAAGCGTGGTGAGGAAGATCAAGGTATTCGTTGGTGGAGTATTTCGCCTCGTACTACTTATAAGGAAATTCTTAATCATGTTCGTAGTGCGCTTCGACAGAATGTCGATATTACAGATGCCAACGAAGGGTTGGATCTGGTTGTAACTATGGCGCATGGATTTAATAATTGGCTTGTTCCAGAGAATATCACCACTGTTTTGAAGCCGTCGCCATTGGCACCGAAGAAGGATATTCAGGGCGTCATTGATAGTGTAGTCCCAGCGAGTGAGTTGTTTCAGTTTGCTCCAATTGAGGAAATGAAGTTGGCATTGGATAAGCACATTAATCCTAATGCTGATGATTCTGATTCTTCGGGAGGAACTGGAAAAGATTTTTCTTCTAACACCAAGGTTGAAGCCGAGGAAGATAATGTTAGTGAGAAGATTGGCGAAGCCTTCGATAAGCTATTAAAGTAATGGCCCGTAAAAAGGTACTTAGTAATACGAATGCTGGCGTTACTAAAGACGACAGCATTCTAAATGATATTCTTGTAGATTCTCTTAATAAAAAACTGGGAGATGTTGCCTTTATTCTTGGTAAAGGTGATAGTCCTCCAGAAACAAAAGAGTGGTTATCTACTGGATCAACTATTCTAGATACAATTATTTCTAATGACATGGATGCTAATGGTGGCATTCCGGTAGGCAAGTTAGTAGAAATCAGTGGGGAGGCAGCTTCCGGAAAGTCGCTGCTTTCCTATATGATTTTAAAAGATTGTCAAGATAAAGGTGGTATTCCCGTATTGATTGATACAGAGAATGCTGCTAATGAAGATTTCTTGCGCCTTATAGGATTGGAGTTTTATCCTGAAGGATCACTTGTTTATATTCAAGTAGATTCTATAGAAGGGGTTTTCAAAGCAATTGAAGATATTATTCGTAGAATCCGCGAGAATGATAAAGATAAGTTATGTTGTATTGTATGGGATTCAGTGGCAGGAACTTCTACTGATGCAGAGATACAAGGTGATTATGGCGATGCTACAGTTGGATTAGCGGCTAGATTAATTGGCCAAGGGCTACGAAAGATTATTCGTTTCATAGGCACACAAAGAGTGTCGTTAGTTTTCTTAAATCAAATCAGACAGAAGATTGGTGTTTTCTTTGGCGATGATACGGTAACTCCTGGCGGCAAAGCAATTCCATTTTTTGCAGCTGTAAGAGTAAGATTGTATAGTGGCGGAAAAGTAAAGGCTGGAAAAGATGTGCTAGGTGTTGGGATTAGACCTAAGATTGTTAAAAATAGAATGGGTCCGCCACATCGCGAAGCTGATTTGAAAATGTATTTTAATCGTGGATTAATTGATGAAGAAGGATGGCTGGAGGTGCTGCTGAAATTTGGCGAAGCAAAAAAGATTTCAGCGCAAAAGTCTCAAATTGTCAATAAAGATAATGGCGAGACTTATGAAGTACTTAATAGAAATTTTGTTGAGTGGATCAGAAAGCCTGAAAATAAAGAAGCTCATGCTTATTGTAAGAATAAAGTAAAAGAATCTCTTATTATAGAGCAAGATCCTCTTAAGCGACAAGAAGAAATAACAACAGAGGAATTGGATAGCGACGAGGTTTTATGATGAAATTTTGGGAGAAGCTAAAAGAAAGTGACCTTGGAGAAAAGGCTGCTAAAAAACATCCTTGGTGGCTTTATATAATATTTTTCTTTGGGTTGATAATTGGTGCTACGGCTGTAGCTTTGGTTGTAGGAGCAGTATATTTGACGGTAGGTTTTTTCTTTTCATTGTTATGGAATTTTGCTGTGGCACCTATTTTTGGTATATCAGAGCTTACAACATATACAGCAGCAGCTCTTCTCTTTTTATTGTCTGTTGTCCTTCGGTTTATCAAAGGGGCCTTAGACTAGATCTAGCTCCCATAGTTTAATGGTTAGAACTCCGGGCTTTCATCTCGGCAGCGGCGGTTCGACTCCGCCTGGGAGTAGATTTTTGGGCGATTAGCTCAGTTGGTCAGAGCACTTGCCTTACAAGCAGGGGGTCGCTGGTTCGAGCCCGGCATCGCCCACCATAAGGTGGAGTGTGGTGTAACGGTAACACGCTGCGCTTTGGACGCAGTATTGAAGGTTCAAATCCCTCCACTCCAGCCATTTTTTTTAGAAAAATTTTCAAAGAATGTATTTAAATTTTTTTGATTGATAGACACTTTTTTTTAATTTATCAATGAGTATTTATATTGTCGGAGTGATAAAAATGAATAAGGAAACAGTAAAAACCATTGTTATTATTCTTCTATCTGTGATTTTTGTATCTCACAGTATAGAGAAGAAAAATATAATAGATGACCTGACAGAAAATAATTCTTTTTTAAAATATAAGATTGAGCTGGCAGATTCATTAGTATTTGATACTACTCAACATGGGTTGAAGTTGGCTTTAACATTAGCAACTTATGAGAGAAAGATAAAAGAATATGAGGATAGTAAACACAAAGTTACAGTGACTATGTACCATCCTGTTTCGGATCAAACAGATGATACGCCAAATATTACAGCGGATGGAAGTGTTATAAGAATAAACAGTGCAAGTGAATATAGATATGTTGCGGTTTCACGAAATATGTTAATACGTAACGACGGCTTTCTTAACTTTGGAGATTATATCTGGTTGGACGCAGGTAAGAAATCTGGAGTTTATCAAGTGCGAGATGTAATGAATAAAAGGTTTGTGAATCGTGTAGATATTTTAGAAACACCGGGCACTGACCCTTACAAGTATAGCGAAGCTTCTCTGAGAAGAATAAATATTGCTTATAATGATTTTTAATAATAAGTTGTAGTTGGAGAAAAATAATGAGTGAAGTCGATGACGAGTCACTAATTTTTATTAAAGGTTTCTGTTTTGTTTATTACACTTAAGATATGGTTTTTTATTTTTATTGAATATAGTGTATGGCACCTTCAGGGCGAACAGTTATGTAGGTTAAGGCGGGAAAGGCATAGAATCCGATTAGCCAAAGCTAAAGAAGAAAGGTACTTGGAATTACAGAGGGTGCCTTTAATAAATTGGAAAGATATTGTTTTGTTGGATAGAGGGAAGCAACTGATGAAAAAATTTATTGTTTATTTGTTCTTGTTATTTTTGCTTAGTGCTTGTGGTTACACTCAACTACAGTCCAAATGGCCTACTAGAGCTGATCAAGTGTCAGGTATATATATTGAAGAAAAGAAGACAACGCATGATTTTTGGTCTTCTCCAACAGTAGGTAATTTTAATATACACCCTTATCGAGTTTATGATAATTATCGAGTTTATGATAATTATCGAGTTTATGATAATTATCGAGTTTATGATAATTATCGTTATCCTTATAATTCTTCAAATGGAGCTTATCAAATTCATGAGCAGAATCTTAGGATTAATAAATTAACACATGAACTTGATCAATATAAAAGAAGTAGGACTGTGCAAAATGTGCAAAAAGTCTCATCTCCTTCAAGTGTTATAGAAAGAAAGAAACAAAAAGCAGCTTGGAAATCCCGTATAAATCCTCGGCACCGTAAAAAAGTAGCGGCTACGAGAAAAGAGTCAAGGAGAGAAAATAAGTAAAATGCAGAAAGTTTTGTTTATTGATTTAATGAATATGTTTGTGAGATGTTTCTCCAGTATTCGTTTATCAAATGATGATGGGTTGCATGTAGGTGGTGTGTTTGGGACATTAAATAGTTTGCAATCTCAAATAAGAATGCATTCGCCCGATCTCGTTTCTGTGGTTTGGGAAGGAAAAGGATCATCGGAGCGACGTAGAAAGATTTTAAAAGAGTATAAAGAAGGAAGAAAATTTCGTGGGCTGAACCGGCAGTTTGAATATTCTCAAGAAGATGAAAAAGAATCATTTGCTCGACAGTTGCAGTTACTTAAAGAGTGTTTAGATGTTTTACCACTCTATCAACCTGCAGTCCAGTATCTTGAGGCAGATGATCAGATAGCTTATTCTTGTAGACAGTTGTTTAAAAACAATTATGAGAAACTTATAGTTTCTACAGACCGCGATTATTTTCAATTGGTGGATAAAGATACAAGTATTTTTAGACCAGTTAAAACTAAAGAAAATCCAAAAGGTGAAATAATTAATCTTAAATGGATGATGAATAAAGAAGAAGTTTATCCTCCTAATTATGCACTTTTAAAAGCCCTTGTGGGTGATAAGTCGGATAATATAAAAGGCGTCAGTGGCGTTGGTGAAATAACTGTTAAGAGAGATTTTCCGATCTTGGCCGAGGGCGAGGTTGATATAGATGGAATATTAGAATATGCAGAAAATAAAGTTGCAGAGAAGAATCAAAAGTATAAAAAGTACATTGAGAACTCTGGTTTAATAGAAAAAAATTATAAATTGGTGCAACTCTTAGATGTCGATGTGAGTTTGCAGTCAATACAGGCATTGGAAAAATGTTATGAAAATAAAGAAATGAAGTTTAATTCATACAAGTTACGCATTAATCTGTTAAACGAGAACATATCGCCCAACAATATTGACAACTGGGTTTCAGTTTTTAATTCGGTTCACCCTGAACCAATAACATTTTAGGAGAAGTACATATGACGCATACAAATGTTGATTCTTTTCAATCATTTGGAACAAACTTTCAGAATTGTGTATTACAAGCAGCATTAATTGATAGAGATTTTTTTGAAAAGATCTTTGAGATTTTAAAGGAAGAATATTTTACATCAGATGCGCATAATACTATTTGGTTGGAGATAAGAAAACTTTTTAATAAGTACAACGCACCTCCAACTTATGATACTTTAAAGACAGAAATATCGCAGTATCCTGAAGGTGAGTTAAAAGAGTCAGCAATTAATGTATTGTTAGATATTGAAACAAAAGTAAATCGTCAAGAGATTGAGTATGCAAAAGATAAGTCGTTAGAGTTTTGTAAGAATCAATCAATGAAGGCGGCAATTCTTAAGTCAGTAGAATTGTTGCAAGAAGGCAAGTTTGAGGAAATACAAAAAACAATTGAAGACAGCTTAAAGATTAGTCATGAGCAGGACATGGGGCATGATTATTTTGATTCTTTTAAATCAAGACAAGAGATTCATGCGCGAGAGACAGTTCCAACAGGATTTCCACTTTTAGATGGAAACTTGGTGTTAGATGGCGGTTTAGCTCACGGAGAGTTAGGCGTGGTGATGGCTCCAACTGGTGGTGGAAAATCATTCTTTCTAGTGAATTTGGGTTATGGCGCATTGGCAGCAGGAAAGAATGTTATTCATTATACATTTGAGTTAAGTGAAACGCATGTTGGTAATCGTTATGATAGCCGTATTACGGGTGTTCCTATTAAAGAGTTGCGCGGCAGGATGGTAGAAGCAGAAAATAAGTTAGCGCGGTTTAATGGAGGTCAGTTGTTTATTAAAGAATATCCACCGAAGGTTGCAACCATTAACACAATTAAGTTTCATATGGGTAGATTGTTATCCAGTGGGTTTAAGCCTGATTTAATCATTATTGATTATGGTGATTTGATGAGAAGCCGGCGTGGATATGATCAAAAACGATTTGAGTTAGAAAGTATCTTTGAAGACCTGCGAGCTTTATCAATGGAAACAAAGTCGCCAATTTGGACAGCTACTCAGTCTAATAGAGAAGGTTTTAATGATGATGTTATTACAATTGATAAAATCGGTGAGTCGATTAACAAAGCCTTAGTAGCAGATTTCTTTGGGACATTTTCACAGAGAAAGTTTCACATTGGTAAAAACCGTATGGGCCAAGCAAATGTTAATTACAACATTGAAATGGATCCAGCTTGTAGTCTTATTGAATTGAATGATAATACGTTGCCCGGTGGAATTTCTATGGGTGATAAGGTAAATAAGATGCTGGAACAAAACACGACAGTGCAGGGATTTTATAGACAAGTTAAAGATGAGAGAGTAGAGTAATAAAAATGGAAAGGTTGACGATTGCGAGAACTAGAAGATGGGGAAATTCTTCTATTCAAATTAACAATGTGTATTCTGCACTTAGAAGTAAAGTAAGAATGGATGATGTCATTCGTATGGCTAATGATATGATAGCTAAAGAACAACCAATAACGAATGAAGAAATTGAATATGAAGTTTTATGTTCGCGAGATAATGGAACTACAGAATTTATTCATAGAGTAGAGAAAAAGGGCAAGCGAAGTATCTAATGCCACTGTACGAATATAGATGTGGCAGCTGTACGTTTTCTTTAGAAGTTGAAAAAAGTATAAAAGAATACGACCGCAGTCAAAAGTATTATTGCCCTGATTGTGATATAGCATTAGATAGAATTTTAACAGCAGCATCTATTCATTTTGGTGCAGGGTTTTTTAAGGATGGATATGAAAGTGCGAAGAATGTAAAGAAATCAACTTCAGATGACGGAGAATAGTATTGGATATTTCACAGAAAATTTTATCAGAGCTTACAGTTTATATGAAGTATGCGCGTTATCTTTCTACTCAAGAGCGCCGCGAAACTTGGGAGGAAATGATTATAAGAAATAAGAATATGCATATAGAAAATTTTCCGCAACTGAGTAAAGAAATAGAAAGTGCATATGAGTTAGTTTATGATAAGAAGGTTTTACCTTCGATGAGATCTTTGCAGTTTGCAGGAGCAGCAATAAAACAAACACCTTCACGCATTTATAATTGTGCTTATTTGCCCTTAGACGACTATAGAGCTTTTAGTGAAATAATGTTTTTGTTATTGGGTGGTACTGGGGTAGGATATTCTGTTCAACGTCATCATGTAGAGAACTTACCTTCTATTACAAAACCTACTAAGAGGCGTCGTTATTTAGTTGGTGATAGCATCGAAGGTTGGGCTGATTGTATTAAGATGTTAATGAAGGCTTATTTTTGTGGTCGGCCTGAACCTGAGTTTGATTTTACTGGCATTCGCCCGAAGGGCGCGCTGCTGATTACTAGCGGCGGCAAAGCGCCTGGTGCTGAGCCGTTGAAAGATTGCGTGCATAACGTAAAGAGAATTTTAGATAGGAAAGAGAATGGTGAACAACTTTCTACTTTGGAAGTACATGATATCGTTTGTTGGATCGCAGATGCTGTTTTATCTGGGGGCATCCGCAGGTCTGCTACTATTAGTTTGTTTTCCATTGATGATCAAGAAATGCTTCAATGCAAGTTTGGCGATTGGTGGGAAACAGAACCCCAAAGAGCAAGAGCAAACAACTCTGCTGTCGTAGTAAGACACAGAGTAAGAAAGAAGGATTTCTTTGCTATTTGGGAAAAGGTAAAAGAAAGTGGTGCGGGAGAACCTGGAGTATACTTTACAAATGATTCTGAATGGGGCACTAACCCTTGTGCTGAAATTGCATTAAGGCCATTTCAATTTTGTAATTTGTGTGAAATAAATGTAAGTGATGTAGAAACACAACAAGATCTTAATGACAGAGTAGTTGCTGCAACTCTTATCGGAACTCTTCAAACGGCGTATACAAACTTTCATTACTTAAGAGATGTATGGCGCCGGACTACAGAAAAAGATGCATTGCTTGGCGTAGGTATGACAGGAATTGGCAGTGGAAAAGTTCAACGATTAGATTTAGAAGCAGCTTCGCAACTGGCCGTAGAAACAAATAAATATTATGCTAAAGAAATTGGTGTTAATGCAGCTGCACGAATAACTACTGTGAAGCCTAGCGGCACTACTTCCTGTGTATTAGGTACTGCGAGTGGTGTTCATGCATGG